TTAAGCAATATTCTCCAAAAGGGCAGACTTATCCCCACCGTTTTGAGCATAGTCAAAAACGAAAGAGATCTGCTCTCTTCGAATCATTTGGGACAGCAAATGATATCCTTCCGAGAAATTGTACCGTTTTGATTCAAAGCAAGCGATCATGTAAGCAAGAGATGCAATGAGCCAGAAGTGTTTGATTCCATTTGCGGATCGAATCTGATACTTATCAACAGCAAGCTTCATCTTGCAATCACGGAAATAGACTTCAATCTCCCAACGTACAACATACAAATCCAGAATTTCTTCATCCGAAAGAGCTGCATTTGTGCTGATGAATGCACGCAGAGCTTTCTCTTTACCGAACGACTTTGCCGGATAAGATAACAAAACAACTGCATTTTCAATTCCGTTCAAATTGCCTTCCTATCGGTAAACGTAGTACGTTCGCCCTTTCACGGTCACGAGGTGAAAGAGTTCCCTGCACTTTGCTTCTATCAGTTTTCCGGCAAATTCACAGACATTCATTTTTGTGCCGTATGGATATCGGATATGATTCGTCTTCAAAGCTCCGACAGTGTGAAAGCCTTTGCAAATGAACGCATTTACGACCTTTTCGCATACATACCAACTGTCACAAAGAAGATATGACGATGTCGGAGCCGTTGGAAGTTCTTCCGCAATTTGCTTTACAATATCGATTTTGGAAACCGATTTATCATACATAATCATTGTGTAATTCAGCGTAATCCCATTACAGGAAAGCAGAACGCCTACCGCCTGATGACCATAATCCTGTTTTCTTTTCAAATGTGAAAAGTGAAAATTTGCTGCTTCCATTGGATGGATTGCCTTTGATGATGGTTTTGTCTTGGATGCAATCGTATCATCAACGATGCAAAGAATCGGTTTTCCACTGCGTTCGGCTTCCTCATAAATTGTGTGGATTACCAGCTCCTTCATTGCCTTTTCCAGCGATGATGCATTCCATTGATCGTTATGCAAAAAACGAGAGATACTGGTACGATGCTTGTCACTGCACTTCTCCATATCAACTGTTTTTCCATGGTATCCTGTACTAAATATCGTAAGCATGATCGTATTGATGTATTCCATCGCATAGGGCGAAATGGTTTCCGTCAATTTTTTTGCTTCCAATCTCTTGCAAATTTCTTCAGAATAGTGTATACTTGTTTTCATAGGGCAACACTCCTTTGAGTTAATGTATGGTCACAAGTACATTATAACTCTTTTTGGGACTGTTGTCCTATCTTTTTGTGCATTTTTTAGGGATGCTCATTTATAGTAATATTCCTTTTTGCAGGGCGTAAAATTGCAAATTTGAGCAATTAAAAATAATTTTTGCACCTATTGACAAATGGTGCGAAATATGATATACTATATGCAAAGAAATGCAAAAGGAGGCTTCTGTATGTCAAATCATGAAAATGTATCTGATGACAAAATTGATGATAAAGATACCATTAGGGGTTTTATTGCTACTGCCTCTATGGGACTCACCGCAAAAGAGGAAATATCAGAAAAGTATCAATTTGTAGAATCTAAGATCAAGGACTTAAATTCTCGTATAGCTGGTCTTGAGGAAGCTACTGAAAGATGGGAAATGATGGCTGACTTGCAAGATTCAAGCGAAGCGTATAGAATTGCCGAAGAATATGGTACTGAAGAAGAAATTAAAGCTAAGTATAAAAAACTTGAAAAAGAACGTACTCAATGGGCAGGCTTTCTCAGCCAACTTGAATCCCTTTTAGAAAACTGTAAAAACTTCAACAAGACTCTTTGCTTTTCAAACATTCGTGAGTTGTTACGGCAAAAGCCTGATGTGAAGATCGGTCAGATTGAAAAAGAAGCTGGAATTCGTTTAGGGTATATGTCTCGACTTGAAAAGGAAGGAAATACTGCTGAACCAAGCATGGAGTTTATTGTTACTGCAGCAAAATTACTGAAAGTCTGCATTGATACGCTTATATCAGTTGATCTTACAGGATTAACCCCTACGGAACAATACATTGTCAGTTTCTTTGATAAATTGAAAACTGATACATTGCAGGACAGACTTAATTGGAACAGAGAAAGTGCTTTTAATCTTAACAGAATAGAGCCCGATTATTATGGAGTGATATACCATCCTCTATTTGCTGAAGAAACATTCTATGAAGAAACAGAATGTGAATATCCAGAAGAAGTGACTCGGATTGTTTTCAATTCAAAGACGTTCGGACCGCATACTTGCATAAACGGAGATTGTTTCAATTTGCGTTTGAAGAATGGTACAACACTTTATCTTATGGATATTGCAAAAAGCGTCCGTAGAATCAATGATCCTTCTGCATATGCTGTGGAAGCATGGATGTATGTTCCGCATAATGGTAGCCAGCTATTGGTCGCATCTCAAGACGATACTCCGATTGCTCCTCTCCTTGAAGCATTATTTTCTGTGGTCAAGGAGCGTATGGAACACCCGAAAGTTAACAATGATGTCATGTACGCTATTGACTCTTATATGAAAGATGATATAGAGGATGATACAGAAGACACGCCATTTTGAGAAAGGAGAATTATGAATGACAAAAACAGCCATAAGAAATCTTCATAGTGACAAACCGATTCCACCTCGGTTCTGCGATGTTGTCATTGAAGACGGAAAGATTTTTCTTGAGAAGAAAACGGATAAGAAGCAGTTCGAAAAAATTCCTTGGGAAGATGTGGTTTACCAAGTAGAAACTGCAAAATCCGCACAAAAGTAAGTTATAGAAACTACCGCAAACTGCCCCGAATCTTTGTATCGTGGAGCTAAAGCCGGAGTTATCTACCAAGCCTTTTATGGGCAAAGTAGGTAACTCCGGCTTTTTGTTTTGTAAGACTATTTCAACTTCACATCAACTGCTTTAAGTATCCATCAACAATCATTTGAAAAGCCTCCTCCGGAATATCACCGTCCCTGTACTGTGCAATCAGTGGTATCATCTTCTTCAATATTTCGTTCAGATATAGAAATCTTGTATCGTTTCCACAAGCACAAAATTCCATATGTAAGTCGACTTCGTCTTGATCTGATAACTTATAATCGGAGAACCTTTCATAGTCCGGAAAGAAGAAAACGGGATATGTGTCATCAATTTCTCGTGGTTTGTGTTCCATTAAGCCATTACCATATTCCTGCTCATATTTTGTCTCTTTTACTGTCAATTCAGCAGTCCTCAATTTTCCAGCAGAGAGAAACTTTGTAATGAAACGGAAGGCATCACGTGGACTTGTACCTGCTGAATTTTCAGCTGGATTCCCTACAAGGCTATCAATAGATACTTCAAAGTACTGTGCAATTCTATATACCTGATCAAGAGTAAAACGTTTCTTTTCGTTACGATTCAATGCTTTGCTTACGTTAGCCTGCGTCATACCTGCAATTTCTGCGAGTTTCTGCTGCGTTATATTGTTTTTCACAAGGAGCATACGGATATTTTCTTCAAGTAACTGGAAATTCAATTCTGACATATTCATATTCCTTTTCGATATATTATTCCTAATTTGACATGAAAACTAAAGATTTGATTATATTATATCACATTTGATATAATTTTGGAAGAGGGCGGAAGTGATTTTACGCAAAATTTACAAAGTTACAAAAACCGTTCGTTTTAACCTCTACTTTTTCCATGAATAACGGGAGAGGTTGACTTTTCCGTCTATTTATGTCCCCAGTATGACGTTAAACTGCTGACTCATACATACTGACACCGGTTGCTCAACAGGCTGTGTGGGACAATAGAATAACAAGGCTGTCAATTTGAGCTTGACGGCTGCAAACCGAATGGAGTGAAATCCCTTCTGGAGTGCAGTCTGATTTGTTATGCCATTTTGCAGCCGGGCGATTCCTCCATTCAAGACAATGGAGGAATTTTTTTATGCCAATTTATGAGAAAAAAGCTGAAAAACTGAGAGTACGCAAAACGCCAGCCGCCAAAAGGACTACATACACCTATCCGATTTATGACGGCAGCACAATTACCCTGATACCGGGAAAAGACGGTATTACTGAAGAGTTTATTGTACTTCTGCATCATTTGGATGATGCAGAAGTACGCAACAACCTGAAAAACGGTCGTCCTGAACTGACCGCTGAAGAAAAGCAGGCTGTAAAGGAATGGGAAAACGCTCATCCCGGTGAGAAAGCACCAAGAAATTGGAATCTTTCCATTGACTATGTGATGTCTGATGATGAACATGATTCTGAGAAAGCCGCTATTGAAAATATTCCTGACGGCAGTGAAGTATCTCCGGAAGTAGAAATGCTCCGTGCGGCTGTTGAAACTATGTCAGAACGTCAGAAACAGGTTTATGAACTTCATTATCTGCGAGGTTTCAATGTGAAGGAAACCGCCGCAATCCTCGGTATGTCATCACCGACAGTTACTGCTCACAAAAAAAGAATTGTGGAAATTATAAAAAAGTTTTTTGAGGGGGCTAATTTTTCAGGCTGATCCGAGGACTGTATGGTGAGAAGGAATGATTCCCAATCAAAAAAAGATGAAGAGGTGAAAACCATGGACAAAATGTTCGAACTGATTAATTCTCTGAACGCACTGACGAAAGCAGTAACTGCACTGACGGAGAAAATCACAAGTGAGTATCTCAACACATTCGAGACCATCTACGATTCCGAAAAGGACGAGCCACAGGAAATCACTGCAAAGGAACAGCCGACACCTGAACAGCAGACTGTTACTTTTGTAGAACTCCGCAGCCGTCTGTCGGAAATTTCCCGCAATGGTCATACTGCTGAAGTCAAGGAGCTGCTCCGGAAATTCGGGGCAGACAAGCTCTCCGATGTGGCAGAGTCGGACTACACAGCACTGCTTGCAGAAGCGGAGGTGATTGCAAATGCCGGGTAATCACGCACTTCTCGCGCCCTCATCCAGTGCAATGTGGTTAGAATGTACACCTTCGGCTATGAAAAATGCCGCCGTAGCGGATACATCCAGCAGTTATGCTCAACAAGGTACAGATGCCCACACACTCTGCGAGTACAAGGTAAAAAAGGCTCTCGGACACAGGGTTCGAGACCCCACTGAAGATTTGACATACTTCGATGAGGAAATGGCGGAATGCAGCGATACTTACTGCGAATTTGTCATGGAGCAGGTCGAAACGGCAAAGCAGAACTGCTCCGATCCGCTTGTCCTTGTAGAACAGCGTCTTGATTTTACCCGTTGGGTGTCAGAGAGCTTCGGCACAGCCGACTGTATTATCGTAGCTGACGGTACGCTTACGGTAATAGATTTCAAGTATGGGCTGGGAATTTTGGTAGAAGCCGAAAACAACAGCCAAATGCGGATGTATGCCCTCGGTGCTCTCAATCTCTTTGAAAGCCTGTACGACATTCAGACCGTCCGCATGATTATTTTTCAGCCCAGACGTGACAACATCAGCATTGCCGAAATTACCAAAGAAGAACTGCTCGAATGGGCAGAAAAAATCCTCGTTCCGGCAGCGGTTCTTGCCGCCAACGGTGAGGGCGAATACAAGGCAGGCAAACACTGTCAGTTCTGCAAGGTCAAGGCAACCTGCCGCAAGCGTGCGGAGTACAATCTCCAAATGGCACAGTACGACTTTGCCGTTCCTGATACACTTTCCGATGATGAAATCAGCATGATTCTCAATCGTGCGGACACCTTTATCGGTTGGGTAAACGATGTAAAAACATATGCACTTGAACAGGCAATCAGCGGTAAGGAGTTCCCCGGATATAAGATCGTGGAAGGTCGCTCCAACCGAAGATACACAAATGATGATGCCGTTGCGGCAGTTGTCACGGATGCAGGATATGACCCATTTGAAAAGAAGCTCATGGGCGTGACCGCAATGACAAAATTGCTCGGCAAGAAAAAATTTGATACCCTGCTCAGCTCTCTTATTGAGAAACCACAGGGCAAACCGACACTGGTTCCCGATTCCGATAAACGGAAAGCGTGGAATCCCACAGCAGAAGATTTTAAAGAATAAAGGAGCTTTTATTATGGCAAAGATTATGAATCCGACAAAGGTGGTCACAGGCAAAAATACTCGTTTCAGCTATCTCATTGTAAACGAGCCGAAAAGCATCAACGGCGGTACTCCGAAGTACAGCGTCTCCCTCATCATTCCGAAGAGTGATACCGTGACAATTGAGAAGTGCAAAGCAGCAATCAAGGCGGCTTATGACGAGGGACAGTCCAAACTCAAGGGAAACGGCAAGTCTGTTCCCGCACTGAAGATGCTCAAAACGCCTCTTCGTGACGGCGATGAAGAAAGACCGGACGACTCGGCTTACGCAGACAGCTACTTCATCAACGCAAACAGCGCAACAAAGCCCGGTGTCGTAGATGCCGACTGCCAGCCGATTCTCGATACCAGCGAACTTTACAGCGGTATCTACGGTCGTGCAAGCATTAATTTCTACGCATTCAATACCAATGGCAACCGTGGAATTGCCTGCGGTCTGAACAATCTCCAGAAGCTCCGTGATGGTGAGCCGCTGGGCGGCAAGTCACGTGCAGAGGACGATTTTGCAGACGATGACGACGATGATTTTCTTTCATAATTGACTGGTACAGACGGGTGGGCGTTTGCGGTGTGAACCGTGGGTGGGTTCTAAGGAAGTGATGATATGGAAGTTTGGAAAGATATTCCCGGATATGAAGGGAAATACCAAGCAAGCACAGAAGGCAGAATACGGAGTTTGGATAGAATGATTCGTGGCAGAAGCCCCTATTCAAAGTCTTATTACTACCGTCCGATGAAGGGGCGCATTCTGCGTCCGGGGAGATTTTGCAAGAATGGTCATGTTTCTGTTGTTCTCGAACATGGTGGTATCGGACAGCCCGTCCACCAACTTATCATGAAAACATTTGTGGGTGATCCACCGGAAGGAATGGAAGTCCTCCATAACAACGGTGATCCTACTGACAATCGCTTAGAAAATCTCAGATATGGTACGAGAACTGCAAATATACTTGATGTGTATTGGCAGGGCGGACGCTGGCGGAAACTTTCAATCGATGATGTAGATGCAATAAGGTTTGGTCTGACTTGCGGTATAAAAGGCACTGAGCTGGCTGTTATGTTCAATGTATCACCGTCTACAATATCTTGCATAAAAAGGAGGAAGTCATTCTCATGGCTATAAGTACTTTGCTTTTGGATTTAGAAACAAAGAGCGATGTTGATTTAACGAAATCAGGTGTGTACCGCTACGCCGATTCTCCTTATTTCGATATTTTGTTATTCGCATATTCTGTGGACGATTCTCCGGTGAAGGTCATTGACCTTGCCAGCGGTGAGTCGCTCCCCGATGATATTCTTCATGCCTTGACGGACGATTCTGTCACAAAGCACAGCTTCAACGCTTCTTTTGAGCGCGTATGCCTGTCGGTCTGGCTGAAACGCAATTATCCCGATATTTTCCACAGTTACAGCATTCCGCAGGATTCTGTCGGTAATTATCTTAGTCCTGATTCTTGGCACTGCTCTATGGCAGCGTCCGCTTACCTTGGATTGCCTCTGACGTTGGCTGGTGTCGGCTCTGTATTGAAACTCGAACAGCAGAAAATGACAGAGGGCAAAGCTCTCATCAAGTATTTTTGTGTCCCCTATGCCTATGACGGCGATAAACCGCTGTTTCATGTTCCGTCCGATGCTCCTGATAAGTGGGCGGTTTTCAAGGCATACAACAAGCGTGACGTGGAGACGGAAATGGGAATCGAGAGGAAAATAAGCCGTTTCCCTGTTCCTTATTTCGTGTGGAAGGAATACCACCTTGACCAAGAAATCAACGACCGCGGCATTCAGCTTGATTTGCCGCTTGTCCATAATGCAATTCGTATCGGCGATTGTGCAAAACAGCATCTTACTGAAAAGCTGTGCGAATTGACAGGACTCGAAAATCCAAACTCCGTGCAGCAGATGAAAGGTTGGCTGAAATCGCACGGCGTAGAAATAGAATCACTCGGCAAAAAGGAAGTGCAGGAACTGATAGATAAAGTTTCGCCGGAAATTCGTGAAGTACTGCTGCTCCGACAGCAAACCTCCAAATCCTCGGTCAAAAAGTACACAGCAATGCGAAATGCAGTCTGCTCGGATGGTCGTGCAAGAGGAATGTTCCAGTTCTACGGTGCAAATCGTACAGGTCGGGAAGCAGGAAGGATTATACAATTGCAAAATTTACCGCAGAACCATATTCCCGATTTAGAATCGGCACGAAATCTTGTTCTTTCCGGCGATATGGACGCTCTGGAACTTCTCTATGAGGATATTCCCGACACGCTGTCACAGTTAATACGCACGGCATTTGTACCGAAAGCAGGCTATAAATTTATCGTAGCGGACTTCTCTGCTATCGAAGCCCGTGTTATTGCATGGCTTGCAGGCGAACAGTGGAGAATGAACGCTTTTGCTAATGGCGAGGACATTTATTGTGCATCGGCGTCAAAGATGTTCGGCGTTCCTGTTATAAAACATGGCGTGAACGGACATTTGCGGCAGAAAGGTAAATGTGCCGAATTATCGTGTGGTTATGGCGGCAGCGTAGGTGCTATGAAGGCGTTCGGTGCAGACGCTATGGGACTTTCAGATAATGAGCTGAAGCAAATTGTCACAGATTGGCGGAAGGCATCGCCCAACATCGTACAGCTCTGGTGGGACGTGGAGAGGGCAGCTATCAAGGCAGTCGGCGGCAAAACGCAGACAGAAACACACGGTATCAAATTCAGCTATGAATCGGGATTTCTATTTATTGAACTCCCGTCCGGCAGACGGCTTGCCTATGCAAAGCCACGTATTGAAGAGAACCGTTTTGGCGGTGAATCTATTACCTATGACGGTGTCGGTGCATCAAAGAAATGGGAACGTATGGAGACATACTCCGGCAAGCTCGTGGAAAACATCGTTCAGGGTATAGCTCGTGATTTGCTGTTTTATTCCCTACAGACATTGTCTCACTGCTTTATCGTCGGGCATATCCACGATGAAATGATTATTGAAGCTGATAGACGAATGTCACTGCAAGTTGTCTGCGAACAGATGGCTCGTACACCGAAATGGGCAGAGGGGCTGCTCTTGCGGGCGGATGGGTACGAATGTGAATTTTATAAAAAAGATTAGGAGCAGGCTAATTTTCAGCATATTTTTAAGGACTGTATAATGAGAAGAAATTTAGGAGGGTTTTGCTATGTTTTATGTAAAGGAAAATATCAATGACACTGTTGAAGTCAAGGTAGAGCTGAACGATGAAAATGTGTTCTGCACCTGCCCTGACTGCGGTAAGGAAGTATCCGTTGACCTGTCTGTTGTATTTGCAGACGGCATGGGCGATATGTATGGCACGGCAGTTTGCTGTTCTGCCTGCTCGAAGAAAAGAATGGAGGCACTGAAATGAAAAGTTTGATTCCTATGGACGATTACGGCGTGTTCGTCGATAAACATGACACCGCCAGAGTAGACAGCCGCTATGTGGCACAGTTTTTTGAAAAGGAACACAGAGCTGTCCTCCGTGATATTCGTGAACTTGATTGCTCGGAGGAATTTCGACTGCACAATTTTGTGCAGTCGGCATACATCAACGAACAGGGACATAAGCAGCCGTGTTACATTATGACCCGTGACGGTTTCGTCTTTCTGGCAATGGGCTATCGTGGTAAAAAGGCGGCACAGTTCAAGGAACTGTACATACGCCGTTTCAACGAGATGGAGTCTTTCATCAGAACGCTTGTATCGGCAAGGCAGGAATTTCCTCTGCTTACCGAGAATATCCGTCTTATCAACGACAACCCGAAGCCTTATCACTTCAGCAATGAATGCGATATGCTCAACCGTATTGTACTTGGCATGACGGCAAAGCAGTTCAGAGTGCTTCATGGTATTGAGAAAAAGACCAGCATCCGCCCATATCTGACGCAGGAGCAAATCAATATGCTTGAAGTTCTGCAAAAGGCTGATATTGGTCTGCTGCTGTCAGTTCCAGATTTTCAGACGAGAAAGCGTCATCTGGAATGGTATGCGGAACGCATAAAAAAGGAGCACGGCAATGGCAGATAAGTACAACGCAGAGGGCTATTTCAGCCCTACAGAACACGAGGCGTTCACCCGTCTGGAAAAGGAAGAAAAGGCAGTCCGCAAGGCTGCCGCCTTCCGACCCATTGTGTATATCTGCTCTCCTTACTCCGGAGATACGGAGAGAAATATCAAGAACGCCAAGAGATACAGCCGCTTTGCCGTAGACAAGCACTATCTGCCGATTGCACCGCACATCTATTTTACGCAGTTCATGGATAACTGCATTCCCGAAGAACGTGATACAGCCATTTTTATGAACTGGGTGCTGATGAGCAAGTGTGTGGAACTGTGGGTGTTCGGCGAGAATATCTCCGCAGGCATGAAGGCGGAGATTGACCGTGCGAAGCGTAAACACATGAGAATTCGTTATTTCACGGAAGAATTGGAGGAAAAGCTATGAAATTTACCCTGTATACTGCCGACTGTACCGGCAATGCGAAGAACACCAACTACCCACACCAGAAAGTCATTACCTCTGAAGCTGACCTAAAGAAGGCGGTCGCCTTCGATCATGTGTGTGCGCTGTATGATAATTTTTCCCGCAGTGACACGAACTTCCAGCTCTCGGATGTTGTGCCGATGGACTGTGACAACGACCATTCCGACGATACGGACGAGTGGATCACGCCCGAAAAGCTGTCGGAGATGCTAACAGATGTGGCATTTGCGGTCACATACAGTCGTCATCATATGCTGGCGAAAGGCTCGGTATCCGCCCGCCCTCGTTTCCATGTATTTTTCCCGACAACGCCCTGCAAGGATGCAACATTTCACAAAGCAATCAAAACCCGTATCTACAAGGAACTTCCCTTCTTTGACGGCAATGCGCTGGATGCCTCCCGTTTTCTGTTTGGCTCGAAAGGTGAAGTGGTTTGGCACGAAGGGAGTCTGACTATCGAGGACTGGCTGACACTGATGAAATCGAACCGCAGCATTCCAGAAGGGCAGCGCAACAGCACCCTGTCCCGTATTGCGGGCAGACTGGTCAAGCGTTTCGGTGTGACGGATGAAGCCCGTCAGAAATTTCTGGACAAAGCAGCCGAGTGCAATCCTCCTCTTGATGATACGGAATTGGAAAGCATCTGGAACAGTGCCTGCAAGTTCGGTAGCAAGGTTACCTCGCAGGACGGATATGTTCCGCCCGACCAGTTCGGACAAAATCCTCTCCTGCCGGATGATTTTTCCGATGTCGGTGAAGCCCGTACTTTCGTGGACTGCTTTGGCGAGGAAATCACCTTCACGGTTGCTACCAATTACCTGCGTTACAATGGTGTATATTGGGAGGAATCGGAACAGGCGGCGGTCATGGCGATGATTGAACATACCGATGCCCAGCTTTCGGATGCGGAAAGCAAGATGGAAGAACATTTATGTGCACTGGAAAAGCTCGGCGTTCCCAGAATGCTGGCAAAAGCGGGTGGTAAAAAGTTCCGTGATAGTTTGAATCCGGAGCAGGGTGCTGCATATGGGCTATTCAGATTTTCGGAGATATACCACGATTTCGTGATGAAGTATCGCAACATCCGAAGTCTGAATAACGCCCTTGATGCCGCCAAACCACTGGTACTGAAGCACCCGGAGCAGCTTGACGGGAATCCTATGCTGCTGAATACGCCCGGCGGCACTTATGATCTGACGAAAGGTATTAACGGTTGGAGAGCGACTGATCCTGCTGACCTGATTACCAAAGTGACAGCGGTCGTGCCGAATGAGGAAGGCAGGCAGTTATGGGAGGAAGCCTTGCAGGTGTTCTTCTGCAGCGACCAGAGTCTCATTGACTATGTCCAGATGATCTGCGGACTTTGCCTGATTGGAAAGGTATACACCGAGGCGATGATTATTGCTTATGGTGATGGACGCAACGGCAAATCGACATTCTGGAATGTAATTTACAAGGTGCTGGGCAGCTATTCCGGCAATATCTCTGCTGACGCCCTGACCGTCAACTGCAAGCGGAACGTGAAGCCCGAAATGGCAGAGCTGAAGGGCAAGCGGCTGATTATTGCTGCCGAGCTGCAGGAAGGTATGCGTTTGAATACATCTGTGGTAAAACAGCTCTGTTCGACCGATCCCATTTTCGCAGAAAAGAAGTTCAAGGCTCCGTTCTCTTTTGAGCCAAGCCACACGCTGGTGCTGTATACCAACCACCTGCCGAAGGTGTCTGCCTCCGATGACGGCACATGGCGTAGACTGATCGTGATCCCGTTTCATGCAAAGATTCAGGGACAGGCTGACAAAAAGAATTATACCCAGTATCTCATTGACAATGCAGGCGGTGCGGTTCTTTCGTGGCTGATCGAGGGTGCGATGAAGGTGGTCGCTGCCGATTTCAAGGTAGACCGCCCACAATGTGTGTTGGATGCGATCGGAGCGTATCGTGACGGCAATGACTGGCTTGGAGCATTCATCAATGATTGCTGCGATGTAGATGCGTCCTATCAGGAGAAGTCCGGAGAGCTGTATAAGCGTTATCGTGAGTATTGCATAGAGAATGGTGAGTATGTCCGCAGCACGACCGATTTCTACGGTGCGTTGGAGCAGGCAGGATATAAGCGCAAGAAGCTGAACAGCGGAATTACCATCTATGGGCTTCAAATTCGTCTGGAATTTCTTGATTGACCTGCACTTTCATCATTCAAAAACGACGTAAAATCGGGAAAGTGCAGGTCGGTGAAACTCATATACAGACCTTACGCAGGCGAGAAAAAACATAGAATTTTCTTCCTATAGAAAGGTTTGGAAATGACATTCACCGACCTGCACTATTTCCCAGAAAGGTCGATTTTATGCGAGAAAAATCAATTGAAGAAAAACTGGTCGCTGCCGTAAAAGTACAAGGCGGTGTCTGTTGGAAGTTTACCTCTCCCGGAACAGCAGGTGTGCCAGACCGCATCGTATTGATGCCATTCGGCAGAATCGGTTTCGTGGAGGTCAAAACACCCGGCGAAAAGCCCCGGTCGCTGCAGCGACTTCGTATCAAAACACTTCGGCGGCTGGGCTTCAAGGCGTTTGTGTTGGACAGCCCCGATCAGATTGGAGGGATCATTGATGAAATACAAACCCCATGACTATCAGAAGTTCGCTGTGGACTTCATCGAAACACACCCAGAGGCGGCAGTCCTGCTGGAATGCGGACTCGGCAAGACCAGCATCACCTTGACGGCGCTGAACGACCTCATGTTTGACAAGTTTGAGGTACGCAAGGTACTGATCATCGCCCCGATTCGTGTATGTAAGAATAGTTGGGCCGCCGAGATCGCCAAGTGGGATCACCTTGAGGGGCTGAATTACAGTCTGGTGCTGGGCAGCCGTGAACAGCGGCTTGCGGCACTCCGGCAAAAGGCAGACCTCTACATCATCAACCGTGAGAATGTGCAGTGGCTCATTGAAAGCAGCGGAATGCCATTTGATTTTGACATGGTCGTTATTGACGAGCTTTCCAGTTTCAAGAATCATCAGTCAAAACGCTTCCGTGCATTGCGGAATGTCCGCCCGTTTGTAAAACGCATCGTCGGTCTGACGGGTACACCCTGCAGCAACGGTCTCATGGATTTGTGGGCGCAGTTCCGCCTGCTGGACAAGGGAGAACGCCTCGGCAAGAGAATCGGACAGTACCGTGATGCTTACTTTACCCCGGACTGGAACGGTTTCACCTATTCTCCCAGACCGGGTGCGGAGAAACAGATATACAGCAAGATTGCCGACATCAGCATTTCCATGAAAACCACCGACCACCTGAAGATGCCGGAACTGGTCATGATCGCCGATACCGTGGAGCTGGATGAAGCGACAGCGACAATCTACAAGGACATGGAGCAGGATATGTGTCTGGACTTTGGTGGCGATTCCATAACGGCGGCAAATGCAGGTGTCCTGTGCGGAAAGCTGACGCAGCTTGCCAGCGGTGCAGTTTATACCGATGGCAGCAGCGTGATGCGGATACATTCCCACAAGCTGGACGCACTGGAAGATCTGCTGGAAGCACAGAACGGCAAGCCTGCCCTGATTGCTTACTGGTACAAGCACGAACGGGACAGCATCATGCAGCGGTTCGACTGCCGGGAAATCAAGACCAATGCCGACATTGCCGACTGGAACAAGGGCAAGATTCCGGTCGCCCTGATACAGCCATCTTCCGCAGGTCACGGTCTGAACCTCCAGTCCGGAGGCAGCACCATCATCTGGTACACGATGCCGTGGTCGCTGGAGTTGTACCAGCAGACGAACGCCCGTCTCTGGCGACAGGGACAACAGTCCAGAACGGTTGTCATACATCATCTTGTTTCGGCGGGAACGATTGACGAGGATATCATGAAGGTTCTGAAAATGAAAGACAAGACACAGGCTGCAATGATGCGTGCCGTGAAAGCGAGGGGAAAAGCATGAAGGAATATCTGAAAAAAATCGAATGTCTGCGTAGACGCATTCAGCGGAAAACCAATGAAATTTACCTGCTGCATCAGCAGGCAGAGGGCATGAACGGCAGCGGCATCAGCAATATGCCGAGGACGGTGTCCCCCGACCACAGCAAAATGGAGGGTACGGTTTTCAAAATCATGGCACTGGAGCAGGACATCAAGGATACACAGCAGGAGTACGATGCCCTGATTGCCGACATGGAACGCCGCATCAAGGCGATTGACGACGCCGACGACCGTGACCTTCTGACCAAGCGTTATCTGGAGTTCAAGTCGTGGGACACCATCGCCGCCGAGATGTTTATCAGCAAGCGGAAAGCATATTATCTCCACAACAAAGCCCTGAAAAGTTTGCAGTCCGATGCAGTCCCATTCACTTGAAAGCACGGGTAATAAGTGCTATAATATACAATAGAAGAATATGTACAGAGCCGTTGTGTGTAGCCGCAGCGGCTTTTGTTATGCCCGAAGGAGATGCCGGTAATGCCGAAGAAAGCACTGAAACCCTGCAAGCATCCCGGCTGTCCGAAACTGACCGAGGGTGCGTACTGCGACGAACACAAGCCCTTGCACCCAGACCGACCGTCTGCCGCCAAGCGTGGATACGGCAGCAGGTGGCAGCGGCTGAGCAAAGTGTACCTGCGAAAGCATCCGCTATGCGTGAAGTGTATGGCACAGGGACGGTTCACAGCAGCAACTGTGGTCGATCATATCATTCCTCACCGTGGTGATCCGCATCTGATGTGGGAGGAAAGCAACTGGCAGGCGTTATGCAAGCCCTGCCACGACCGAAAAACCGGAAACGAGGACAACAGACCCAAATACACCTACTGAATAAATCCTTTTGCCTAACATAGAATACATTTTAGGATAAAACACGCCGAACTGCTTGACTTTTCACCTAAAACAGCTTATAATTAGGAGAAAGGAGCGTGAGAATATGAGAAACTTCGATTACCGTGAACTTGCAGGTCGTTCTTGGGACAATGAAATACTCGGACTTGTGGCACAAATTCATGAATACAAGGGCAGGCAGGAACTCTATCTGAAACAGAAGCCTGCGGAACTTGACCGTTTGATAGAGATCGCAAAGGTACAGAGTACGGAAGCATCTAATGAGATTGAGGGAATCCGCACAACCAATACGCGCCTGCTGCAGCTTGTACGAGATAAGACAACACCCCGCAACCGTGACGAGGAAGAAATCATGGGCTACCGCGATGTTCTGAATACCATTCACGAGAACTTCGAGTTTATTCCAATCACTTCCAATTATATTCTGCAGCTCCACCGTGATTTGTATCAGTATTCCCATAAGAGCATTAGCGGAAAATTCAAGAACACACAGAATTATATCAGTGCAACGGATGCGGAGGGACGGGAGTTTGTTTTGTTTACACCGCTTGCCCCGCACGAAACACCTCCGGCAATTGATGCAATCTGCGAAAGCTATAACCGCATGATTGATACACAGGAGCTTGACGCTTTGCTGCTGATACCTGTGTTCATTCACGACTTTCTCTGCATACATCCGTTCAATGATGGTAACGGCAGAATGAGCCGCCTGCTGACGACCCTACTGCTGTATCGCTCCGGCTATGTGATCGGCAGGTATATTTCCCTTGAAAGCAAAATTGCCAAGAACAAGAACCTTTACTACGATGCTTTGGAGCAGTGTCAAAAAGGCTGGAACGAGAACACAGAAGATCCCACGCCTTTTATCAAGTATCTGTTGAAGACCATTCTTGCTGCGTACCGTGATTTCGAGGATCGTGTGGCAGTGATTGATGAAAAGCTGCCTGCAATCGAAACGGTGCGTCGGGCTGTCTACCATAAAATCGGAAAGTTTACCAAAAGTGAGGTCATGGAGCTTTGTCCGACACTCAGCAAGGCTTCCATTGAGAATGCAATCAAGCAGCTTGTGGAACAGGGATTGCTTGTAAGGCACGGAACAGGACGCAGCACATTCTATACCAGAAGTGATGCGCAATAAAATGATCGCATCTGTCGTGAAAATGGCAGGTGCTTTTTTATACGCCGGGGTTGGGCTGGGGGTATCGAAATCGCTAATTGTGAATTTTTTACAGACCGGCGTTCCCTCTCACGCACAAAAACCAAGGTTCAAACGGGGGATTAACCCCGAAAATATGAAAACAAGCCGAAACCTACGCAGTTTCGGCTGTTTTTCTCTCAAAAGGCAGGTGAAATCAGATGGCAAAGGACGGTACAAGAAGAGGCGGCAGACGAGTTCGTGCAGGCGATAAGCCGAAGGCTCTCTCCGACAAGATTGCAGAGGGCAAGGACGCAGATATTATGGAATTTCATGCTCCGGAATTGGACGCAGCTGATCTGGACGATGCCGCTGATTTGACCGGTGCGGATATGCCAAGCCCCAGTGCATACTTGTCTGCCCAGCAGAAGAACGGAAAACCGCTGGGAGCAGACATCGTGTACAAAGAAACATGGCTCTGGCTGAAACAACGTGGCTGTGAAAAGCACGTCAACAAACGGCTACTGGAAAGCTACTCGCAGGCATTCGCCCGATTTGTACAGTGTGAAGAAGCCCTCAGTACCTATGGACTGCTGGGAAAACACCCGACCACCGGCGGCGTTATTGCCTCTCCGTTTGTGCAGATGAGCCAGACATTTCAGAAACAGGCAAATTTGCTCTGGTATGAGATTTTCGATATTGTAAAGCAGAACTGCACGACCAAATTCGACGGCTCTCCGCAGGACGACCTGATGGAGCAGCTTCTCCGCAGCAGAAAGTGAGGTACACATGAAAACAACGACAGACTTTCAGCTTGTCAGCACCGACAAGCTCATCCCGTATGTAAATAACGCCCGAACTCATTCGCCGGAGCAGATCAAGAAGCTGCGTTCCTCTCTGCGTGAGTTCGGTTTTGTCAATCCGGTCATCATCGACCGGGAGTACAATGTCATCGCAGGTCACGGTCGCCTGATGGCGGCGAAGGAGGAAGGCATTACGGAAGTGCCGTGTGTCTATGTTGACCACCTGACCGACGCACAAAAGAAAGCCTACATCCTTGCCGATAACCGCATGGCAATGGACGCAGGCTGGGACGAGGAGCTTCTCGCCGTTGAAATGCAGGAATTGCAGGAGCTCGGCTTCGACCTTTCCCTGACCGGATTTGATGAAAAGGAACTGACAGACCTGCTGGGCGTAGATGCAGACAGCGAAGCAAAGGACGATGATTTCGACCTGACCGCTGCGCTGGAGAAGGCTTCCTTCGTGGAGCGTGGAGATGTGTGGACGGTCGGCAGGCATCGCCTCATGTGCGGTGATGCGACCAGCCCCGATGATGTAAATACACTTATGGGCGATACGAAAGCGAACCTGATTCTGACCGATCCGCCCTATGGTGTATCTTTCAAAAGCTCCAGCGGGCTGACCATCCAGAACGACAGCATGAAGAACGAGGAGTTTTACAACTTCCTGCTCTCTGCTTTCAAGTGTATGGCAGACCACCTCGAAAAAGGCGGCGCGGCTTATGTGTTCCACGCAGACACCGAGGGTCTGAACTTCCGCAGGGCGTTCATCGACGCTGGCTTCCACCTTGCAGGGTGCTGCATCTGGGTGAAGGACAGCCTTGTGCTGGGACGCTCGGATTATCAGTGGCAGCACGAACCTGTGCTGTATGGCTTTATGCAGAATGGGAAGCATCACTGGTATTCCGACCGTAAACAGACGACCATCTGGCATTTCGACAAGCCGAAACGCAATGCCAATCACCCCACCTCTAAACCGCTGGACTTGCTTGGCTATCCCATCGGCAATTCTACGCAGGAAAATGGCGTGGTAATGGACACCTTTGGTGGCAGCGGTTCTACTTTGATGGCTTGCGAACAAATGAATCGCATCTGTTACACCATGGAATTGGATGAAAAATATGCCTCGGTGATTCTTCGCCGGTATGTGGAAGATACGGGAAATGCCGATGGTGTGTATGTTATCCGTGACGGGAAGCAGATCGCATACTCTGAACTGGTGAAAGAGGTGGAAAAGCCTGATGAATAAACCGCTCACACTTGGCAGCCTCTTTGATGGCAGCGGCGGTTTTCCGCTTGCCGGACTGCTGGCAGGCATTGTGCCTGTCTGGTCTTCTGAAATTGAACCGTTTGCCATTCGTGTGACGGAAAAACGGCTGCCGCAGGTACAACACTTCGGCAATATCAGCGGACTGCATGGTGCAAAGCTGCCGCCTGTGGACATCATCACCTTTGGGAGTCCATGCCAGGATATGAGCATCGCCGGAAAACGAACCGGTCTGAACGGCAGCCGTTCTTCTCTGTTT